TTTTTAGAGAATATTTTCTTTTGCTTTTCATCTGACATTAAATCACCTCACTTCGTTATTAATATAGTACAATAAAAATTGATTTTTTTCAACTAAAAGTCAAAAATAAATTGATTTTAGTATTGACATCCATTTAAAATGGATTTATAATGAATACAGAAATTAAAGAAAGGCGGTGATGACGTGACAAAGATGAATGAAGGTAAAGCAGTACCATTTCAAATTTCTTTAGCTTCAGCACGAGTTAATGCAGAAATGACACAAGAAGAGGTCGCAAAACATATGCATGTTGGAAAACAGACTATCGTTAGCTGGGAAAAAGGGACTTCTGAACCGAAAATGTCACAAGGAAGAGAACTTAGTAAATTATATGGTATTCCAATTGACTATATTTTTTTACCTAAGAAATCCAATTAAAATGGATTACTAAATAACCAGGAGGTGAGAAAGACGAAATATATTCAGATAACCAGATTAGTGGCAGCAGGGATTTGTATCTTTGGAATAATCTCAGTTGTCAGATCAATGAAGAGTATCAAAAAAGAAGATCCCTTAAGAGATATAAAAAGAGATCTTCTGGTCCAGAGAATATGGATCTATGTACTTGCAATTTTAGTTGTTTTAGCAAGAACATCTATTTTTCTTTGGTTGTAGATGTAGAAGAATTATTTTTCTGTAAATCAATATGAATTTTCTCAAGAAGTTCTGTTTGCTTGTGTTCTTCTTGAAGCATTTGGTGCTGATATTTTTCAGTAGATTTTCCAGAGAAATAGTCGCTGATAGGGGTATAAAACCCCATTAAAATTGTAATGATTGCTGCGAGAATATTAAGATACAAATTGAGTTTTTCAGTAGATATTTTCTTTGAATCTTTATATGGGATAGCAGGTTCAAGTTCATCAGCAGAAATTCCTAGTGTATCAGAAATAGATATAGCGATTTCGTTGGGAATGACAATGTCATCATCAATATTTTTATTGCTAAGTATTCCTGATGCAACACCAGAAACAAGAGTTTGAGATGGATTGAGATTTATACAACTAGCCAAAGCTTTGGCTTTAGCCGCACATCCACGAACAGCAACTTGATTAAGGGATGATCCAATACTCTTAGCGAGATTGTTGTAGGATTCAGCCATTTTAGAAAGTTGCATAATCGAAGCACTCATTTGATTGCTTAATGCTTGCTGCATTACAAGCGTTGCGGCAGCGGCTTGAGTATTTAGTTGTTTTGACATAGTTGATTGAAATTGCATAAGACTTTTGGAAACTGCGTTTATGGCTGTCGTATTATACAACCTTTGATATGAATCTAAAGTTTTTTGAATTGATGATAGTTCTTTAGAAAATGTAGCATTTTTATTGTATTTCATTAGGATTCTCCTTTCTTGAATACTCGGACATGGCAGTGCCCTGTGATTTAAGTATAGGAGATATATGAAAGAAAGACAACAGAATAATAGCAGATGGCTTAATCCTCTGTCCGATGCACAGAATCCTTAAATCCTCCCTAAATTGGTTAATTATTAAAAATAGCACTCAATCGGGCGGAGACTTAAGCCATCTGAAGAAAGGCAGGTGATAAAAAGTGTTCAGGGACAGGCTTAAAAAAGTAATGGTAGATCAAAACATCAATCAAGTAGAGTTGTCCAGAATCTGCAGTGTAAGTAGATCGACCGTCAGTAAGTGGATGTCTGGAGATTCGGAACCGACAAAAGCAAGACGAAATGAGATTGCAGAAGCATTTGATCTTCCAGAGAATTACTTCGAAGAGATAGTAATTCCTAAAAAGAAAATAGAGACGTTAACCCCGAAAGAAGTTGCGTATTTGATGGGAATGGGTGTTCCAACAATCGAAAAAGGACTGATTCAAGGGATTTTTCCATGGGGATATGCAATCCGGACAAGTGAAAATAAGCATAGATATTTCATAAATGCAAAAAAGTTTTTTGCAACTGAAATGATAAGTGTTTGAGAAAGGAGCATAAAGATGCATACAGAAACAAAAGCAATGATCTGCACAGCAGCAGTGCTGATCGCAATGGGAATATTTAAGGATCTAGCAGCGTTGTGTTTGATCACAGCGATGATCTATGAGGAAGGAGTGAAGAAATTTGATAGATAAGAAAGAAAAAAGTGCCCACGGAGCGGCAACTCCATTAGGCACACAATTAAATAGACAAGCAAATTATAACACAGATCAGAAGAAAAGTGAAATCAGAAAAACAGCAGTTGAGATCTTTGATCTATCTTTGCAGCTACAAGAAATGACAGATGGAACTATAGACTGGATAGATTGGCGAAAACCAGGTGTTCCATGTGTACAAGCTGAATATCACGGAGCTACCGCAGTGCTAACCGTTAGGATCTGGGAAAATGGCTTTAGTGCAGAACAGCGACCAGATTACAGTACAATGCTGTTTCTCGACAATCCGAACTGTATGACCGAAGCAGGGTATTTGAAAGAAAAATTGATGGGATTATTAGAAGAAAGAAGAGGAAGCGACAATGAAGAGTGAAACAATGAAGAAAGTAACAGAAGGAATCGTAAGAGGTCATGTTTTAGATACAGCAGGATGCACAGACAAGGCAGCTGATGAACTAGAAAAAGTGTTGGAAACCATTTTGTTCGAAATTAGTGATTGCGTAAATCCGGTTCCAGAAATTGCAAGTGATCTTACAGTGGGCGTTCTCAGATTTATTGCAGACACTTTAGAAAAGAATCTGAATGATAAAGAAAAAGAAACTGCAGAACTTGTAAGAGACACTTTACGAGTGAAATATAAGACGTTAGTAGTGAGAGCAAAAGCTTAAGAAGGAAGACAGACTATGCAAACAATCGAAATCAGCAAAGGAATCAAACGGATCCAGTTCAAGAGAGAAGTAGAAAGGGTATAAACAATGAAAGAAGATAGATTGCTGATCAGCCGTGAAGTATACGATGAATTAGCCATGTCTTATGAAAGGGTTGAAACTCTTGTCCGGTTGCATAAAGCTGGACAGGATCTTGATACAAACCTGATCTTTCAGATCTTAGGGATCGGGTATCTATTAAACAAAGAAAAATTAGGAGGACATAACAATGGAGATCACAGTAAACGTAACAGGGCTTGACAATCTGGCAAATGCCATCTTTGCACTGGCAAAGGCCGCAGGAAACTGCAAAGAGGAAACACAGGTAGATGCAACAAAGGTAACACCCGTAGTGCAGCAGGCAGTCGCACCAACGGAAACAGCCGCACCTACAACTACAACTGTACCGAGCACACCGCCAGTACAGAATGTGCAACCCGTACCAACAACACAGACTGCACAAGCGGCACCCGTGGCACAAAATACAGCACCCGCAGCTAGTCCGGTGCCGACTGCCACAGCAACCCCTACATATACAATGGAACAGTTAGCAGTCGCAGCGACAGGCCTGATCGATGCCGGAAAGATGCAGGATGTCCAGAATACGCTAGCGTATTTAGGCGCACAGACTCTGATGGATCTGCCACAGGAGAAATATGGGGAGTTTGCATCTGCGATCAAAGCGATCGGGGCGGTGATCTAAGATGGCGAAGAAAAGAAAACATGCTTTGTTATCAGCAAGCGGGGCGGTGCAGTGGATCCACTGTACTCCTTCCGCAAAACTTTGTGATGAGCTTCCAGATACAGAGAGCTCTTATACCAAAGAAGGGACTCTGGCACATGAGATCTGTGAGTTAAAACTGACAGCAGATTCTTTAAAGACCGGAACCTACACAAGAAGAATGAACAAGATCAAAAAGAATGAAATGTATCAGGAAGAGATGCAGGGATTCACAGATCAGTATGTTGACTATGTGGAGACACTTAGCAACAGTCTTCCAGAAAAGCCATATATGGCAGTGGAAAAAAGAGTTGAGTTTGATGAGTACGTGCCAGATGGATTCGGTACTGCAGACTGCATCCTGATCTGCGGTACGGTCATGCATGTCATCGATTTTAAATACGGAAAAGGTGTCCCAGTAAATGCAGGTGGGAACCCACAGATGGGATTATATGCACTAGGAGCATTAAAAGCTTACGGATTTTTGTATCCGATCGAGGACATTTTTTTTCATATCGTACAGCCAAGGCTCAATAACTTTTCCACATGGAAGACGAATAAAAGAGAGCTGACAACATGGGGCAATGTCGTAGTCAAACCGAAAGCTGAATTAGCTTACAAAGGAGAAGGAGAGTTTCGTTCCGGGGAACACTGCAGATTCTGCAAAGTCTTAAACTGCAGACAGAGAGCTTATGACAATCTGGAACTTCTGGAAACCTATGAAACAAAACTTCCACCGGAGCTTTCAGACGAAGAGGTGGGAGAAGCCCTTGCAAAAGCAGAACAGTTGGTTGCCTGGCATAAAAAATTAAAGTCCTATGCACAGACAAAACTGATCGATGGCGGAGAGATCCCTGGATGGAAGATCGTTGAAGGCAGAAGCAATCGTATGATCACAGATTACGAGAAGATGGCGGATGTTCTGGAACAGAATGGATATCCAAAAGAAACTCTGTATGAAAGGGCACAGCTTACCCTGACAGATCTTGAAAAGATGGTCGGAAAGAAAGACTTCCAGACGATCTGCGGGGAGTTCATTCAAAAGCCAAATGGAAAGCCAACACTGGCGTCGGAATCCGATAAACGGCCGGTCTATAACCCGAAAACAACAGCAGCAGAAGATTTTAAATAAAAGGAGTAAAAAACTATGAGTAATACAAAAGTAACAACAGGTGAAGTAAGATTTTCATTTCCACACGTATTTCAGCCACATGCGAACAATCCAGGACAGGAAGAAAAATATTCTGTGACGATCCTGATCCCTAAGACAGACACAGCAACGATCAATGCGATCCAAGCAGCAATGCAGGCTGCAGCACAGGAAGGTGTCTCTACAAAATTCAATGGTCAGATGCCGGCAATGCTGAAGAACCCGATGCATGATGGAGATGGAACAAGACCAAACGGAGAGCCATTCGGAGAAGAGTGTAAAGGACATATGGTTATGACAGCATCCAGTAAACAGAGACCGGAAGTTGTCGATGCAAACTGTCAGGCAATCTTAAATCCTGCAGAAGTATATGCCGGATGCTACGGAAGAGTTTCTTTAAACTTCTTCCCATATAACACAAACGGAAACAGAGGTGTTGGATGCGGACTGAACAATGTCCAGAAGACAAGAGAAGGTGACCCATTAACAGGAAGAACAACCGCAGCGGAAGACTTTGGACCAATGCCACAGGCAAATGTCCAGGCCGCAGCAGTTCCGCAGATGAGCACACAGGCTGCAGCCACACAGCAGAGCGTGAATCCTGTCACTGGAATTAATCCGATCACGGGGGCTCCGATCAATGGCAGCGGAGTTATGGGATTATGATCCCGCAGAAAAACATCCTGCATATCGATATCGAGACTTATAGTAGTGTAGACATTGCAAAGTCCGGGCTGTACAAGTATGTACAGTCTCCGGACTTTCAGATTCTACTGTTTGCTTACGCTTACGATGATGGACCTGTTGAGATCATAGATCTTGCACAGGGGGAGAAACTTCCGGAAAAAGTGATTAATGATCTGAAAGCACCGGCAACGATCAAGATGGCTCATAACGCAAACTTTGAGATCAATGCATTAAGTCAGTTCTATGAGATCTGGCCGGATCAGTGGCAGTGTACGATGATCCATTCTCTTTACTGTGGGTATCCGGCATCCCTTGCAGGAGTTGGGAAAGCAATGGGATTTCCACAGGAGAAGCAAAAGATGGCAGTTGGAAAAGCACTGATCCGTTATTTTTGTGTACCATGCAAGCCTACAAAGAGAAACGGCGGACGCACAAGAAACTTTCCTGAACATGATATAGAGAAATGGAACCTGTTTAAAGAATACTGCAAACAAGATGTGGAAGTGGAACGTGCGATCGAGGATCATCTAAAGGATTATCCGGTTCCAACGCAGGAATGGACCAACTGGCATTATGATCAGACTATTAATCAACAGGGGACTCAGCTAGACCTTGCACTGATCAATGGGGCATTGGAATTAAGCGATCAGGCAGCATTAAAGCTTGGAGATGATATCCGTCGTGTTTCTGGAATCGATAATCCGAACAGTGTTGCCCAGTTAAAACAGTGGTTATCTGATCAGCTTGGGAAAGATATTGATAAGTTAGGGAAAGAAGCAGTGAACGAACTGTTAGAAGATTCACAGGTAAAAGCAAACCCTGCAGTTTATTATGTTCTGAAGAAACGTAAAGAGATGGCCAAGAGTTCCGTGAAAAAATATACAGCTATGGAAAACGCGGTCTGCAAGGACGGAAGAGTCCGTGGATTATTACAGTTTTATGGTGCAAACAGAACAGGAAGATGGGCAGGACGTCTGGTACAGGTCCAGAACCTTCCAAGAAACTATATTCCGGAGTTGTCACTGGCAAGGAATCTGGTAAAACAGGAAAATGCAGCGATGCTGGAACTGACTTATGGCAGTCTGCCTGATACGATCTCACAGCTGATCCGGACAGCATTTGTTCCAAGAGAGGGATATGAGTTTGTCGTTGCAGACTTTTCAGCGATCGAAGCGAGAGTGATCAGCTGGTTAGCTGGAGAGGATTGGAGACTGGAAGTCTTCCGTACCCACGGCAAGATTTACGAGGCTTCGGCATCCAGCATGTTTAACGTACCGATCGAGAAGATCAAAAAAGGAAATCCGGAATATGCACTCAGGGCAAAAGGAAAGGTCGCAGAATTAGCCCTCGGGTACCAAGGTGGTACCGGAGCATTGATCCAGATGGGAGCATTAAGGATGGGACTTACGGAAGAAGAACTTCCGGATATCGTACACCGATGGAGGACAGCGAACAAACGGATTCAGGATTTCTGGTATACCGTAGAGAATTGTGCGATCGAGACGGTAACACTCGGAACAACAAACCAGATCCAGCACGGGATCACGTTTATGAGAGATGCAGATTATTTTATGATCAAACTTCCTTCCGGACGATGCTTATTTTATCCAGACCCGCAAATCGGAGAGAATGCATGGGGAAATAAGAGTATCACATACATGGGCATCGATGGAACGAAAAAATGGCAGAGACTTGAAACGTACGGTGGGAAACTAGTCGAGAATATTGTACAGGCAGTGGCAAGAGATCTGCTGGCGAATGCGATCCGAAATATGTTATTCGGTGGTTATCTCATCAACTTTCATATCCACGATGAGATCATAGCAGAAGTGCCAAAAGGTTCTGATCTGACACTGGAGAAAGCCATCGATCTGATGTGCAGGGCTCCGGAGTGGGCAGAAGGGCTGCCGTTAAACGCAGATGGATTTACAGGAGATTTCTATAAGAAAGAGTAGGAGGAACGGCATGTTTCAGAATGACTTAAAAATTAAAATATCAACGGGAAGCAGCCGAAGATCAAAGACCTGGCTGAAACAGGAGATGTACTGGTCTGATTTTGTAGAGAAGCTTGAACATCCGATCAGGACAGAAGAAACTCTGGCAGAGTATATGGGTTACCGCAAAGCAAAGCAGGATGAGATCAAGGATGTCGGCGGTTTTGTCGGTGGCGAACTTTCAGGAGAACAGAGAAGAAATGAAAATGCCGGTTATCGCTATCTGATCACACTTGATGCCGACCATATAAAACCGGGTGGAACTGATGAGGTGATCGGCATCTTAGAAAACCTTGGTTGTTCTTATGTGGTCTACAGTACCAGGAAGCATGAAGAAGCAGCACCGCGACTTCGAATCATTCTGCCACTGAATCAGCCAGCTTCTCCAGATGAATATGAGCCGATCGCGAGACGTGCTGCAGAATATATCGGAATGGGTATCTTTGACCCGACAACTTTCGAAACAGTCCGGCTGATGTACTGGCCAAGCTGCAGTAAGGACAGTCAGTATCGATTCTGCTATGCAGACAAGCCGTTTTTAAGTAAAGATGGAATGCTTGCAACATATGACAACTGGAGAGATATCACACAGTGGCCGGAAGTGCCAGGAGCGGTAAAGCTTCGTGATCGCAGTATCAAAAAACAGGGGAATCCATTAGAAAAGAAAGGAATCGTCGGTGCATTCTGTAAGACCTATACAGTAGAGCAGGCAATGGATGCGTTCTTAGGTGGTATCTATGAGCCATGTGATATGCATCCGGGGCGTTATACCTATACAGAAGGTTCGACAGTTGGCGGAGCTGTGTTATATGAGGATGGATTATTCTTATACAGCCATCATGCTACAGATCCTGCAGGTGGAAGATTATGCAATGCATTTGATCTGGTCCGGATCCATAAGTTTTATGAACTTGATTATGGATCAAAGGAAGGAACGCCGATCACAAGACTCCCATCCTTTTCCGCAATGTGTGAATTTGCGATGGAACAGCCAAATGTTGCGAAAGTTATCACTGCAGAACGATATGAACGTGCACAGTCCGAATTTTCACAGGATATATCAAAGGAAGATCTTGACTGGATGGAAAAGTTAAGCTGCAGTTCACAGACAGGAATGCCGAATAAGACGATCGATAACGTGCTGATCATTCTGGAGAACGATCCAAACTTAAAAGATCGATTATATCATGATGAATTTGCGAACAGAGCAACTGTCTGCAGACCGATGCCGTGGGAATTTCATCCGGAGTTCCCTTATAAGGATCGTGCATGGACCGATGAGGATGATGCCGGATTAAGGCATTACATGGAAAAGACTTACGGGATCACAGGAGAAAAGAAGATATTAGACGGCATGGCAATCTATGCAAACCGACATAAAAGACATAAGATCCGCGAGTACCTTACAAGCCTTAACTGGGATGGGGTCAGACGATTAGATACGCTATTGATCGATTATTTCGGGGCAGAAGATTCTGAATATGTACGTGCGGCAACAAGAAAGACTTTGTGCGCTGCGGTTGCCAGAGCCATGCATCCAGGATGTAAGTTTGATTATATGCTGATCCTGTCGGGCGCGCAGGGCGTTGGAAAGAGTACGTTCTTTTCAATGTTGGGCAAAGACTGGTATTCCGATTCAATGAGTACCTTTGAAGGGAAAGATGCAGCGGAGATGGTGCAGGGCTACTGGATCATTGAAGCTGGAGAGTTAACTGGATTTAACAGATCAGAGATGAATGCAGTCAAACAGTTCTTAAGTAAGAAAGAGGATGTTTATCGTATGCCGTATGGACGAAGGACCGCAAATTTCCCACGAAACTGTATCATCGTAGGAACTACGAACGATAAAGAGTTCTTAAAGGATAGAACAGGAAATCGTAGATTCTGGCCAGTTGGACTCGGAAAACAGAAACCAAAGAAGAACATCTTTCAGGAACTGCCGGCAGAAGTTGATCAGGTATGGGCAGAAGCAGCTGCGAGATGGATGTTAGGAGAGCCGCTGTATATGTCTGGAGATGTCGCCAAAGTGGCACAGGAGAAGCAGGAGACTTACAGAGAAGCATCTCCAAAAGAAGGTGTGATCAGAGAGTTCCTAGAGAAGAAGATTCCAACAGACTGGGCACAGAAGAGTGTTGCGCAGAGAAAGTCCTTTTTCAATAGCGAATTTCAAGTAAAAGATGAGAGCAACTTAGTAGAAAGGGACCGAATATGTGCGGCTGAAGTATGGTGTGAGTGCTTCGGAGGGGATCTAAAGCAGATGAAAAGACACGATATTATAGAAATCAATGGAATCTTAAATTGTATGCAAGGTTGGGAAAGAAGACAACTTGTAAGAGTTGGTCCGTACGGATCGCAAAGAGGGTATATCCGTGTTAACAAAGGGTAAAAAGACAAACAGTTGTTAACATTCAAAAAATATGGCTGTTAACAAAGATAACATTGTGTAAACATTCAAAGTTAACACCAAAAACCCAGTAAATTCAATGGCTGTAGCTATTGTTAACAATGTTAACATTAAGTTCTTTAAAAATAAAATATAAAGGGTAATAGTATAACGTACCCCATGTGCACACATACACGCGTATATATATATAGGGGCAATATGTAAACACGTTAACAGCAAAGGAGAATGATATGAGAGAAAGCAGTATAGAATCCAAGTTCAGGGATGAAGTAAAAGAGGTCGGTGGTATGGCGTATAAGTTTGTATCCCCGGGCAATGCTGGAGTACCAGACAGGGTTGTAATCCTTCGAGGCGGAAAATCTGGATTCGTAGAATTGAAACGTCCAGGGGAAAAAACAACACCGCTTCAGAAAGTCCAGATCCGTAAGATCTTAGCAACGGGATGCTATGCAACCGTTCTTGATAACAAAAAAGATATTGACCGAGTGATCTGGGAGATCGAAGCATGGAATCCAGGCAAAGCCTTTGGCAAGATCGCAGAGTTAGAACAGAGAGGCATGATATGAAATTTGTACCACACAATTATCAGCGATACTGCATTAACCGCATGATCACGGATCCGGTCTTAGGATTGTTTCTTGACATGGGACTTGGAAAGACAGTAATCACACTGACAGCAGTCAATGATCTGCGGTTTAATCGGTTTGCAGTCCGGAAAGTTCTTGTCATCGCACCGAAGAAAGTTGCAGAAGATACGTGGACAAGGGAATCACAGAAATGGGATCACTTAAAGATGCTTCGGGTGATCCCAGTCCTTGGAAGTATCAAACAGCGGATCAGGGCGATCAACACACCCGGCGATATCTGGGTATTATCAAGAGACAATGTCTCCTGGTTGGTTGATTATTACAAAAATGACTGGCCGTTTGATATGGTGATCATCGATGAGCTGTCAAGTTTCAAGTCTAATAAGGCAAAACGATTCCGAAAATTAAAAAGTGTCAGGAGTCACATCCGTCGGATCGTAGGGCTTACAGGAACACCGACTCCGAACGGACTGGAAGACCTGTGGGCACAGATCTATCTTCTGGATGAAGGAGAACGGCTAGGGAAGACATTAACCGGATACCGTGATAATTACTTCACACCAGGAGCAAGAAACGGAAATGTGATCTATGAGTACAACCCGAGGACATGGGCAGACGAAGAAATCAATGAACGGATCAAAGATATCTGTATCTCCATGAAAGCAGAGGATTATCTGGAATTACCAGAACGGATCGATAATGTCCGTCACATCAAACTTCCGGATAAAGCAAAGAAGCAGTATGAAGAACTGGAGAAGACGATGATCGCGGATATCGATGGAGAGACTATTGACGTTACAAGTGCAGCGGCTTTAAGCAATAAACTTTTGCAGCTTTGCAACGGAGCTGTCTATGATGCAGACGGTATATACCATGAGGTGCATGATGAGAAGATCGAGGCCTTAAAAGAGATCATCGATGCAAATGCGGGAAAAGGGATTTTAGTGTTTTATAACTTTAAGCATGACAAGGCACGGATCCAGAAAGCTTTGAAAAAGAGCAAGCTTCGGATCGGAGAGTTAAAGAATCCGGACAGCATCACAGCCTGGAATAATGGGCAGATGGATATCCTACTTGCACATCCGGCAAGTGCAGCATATGGATTAAACCTTCAGGCAGGTGGGCACATCATTGTCTGGTTTGGACTTAACTGGTCATTGGAGTTATATCAACAGGCAAATGCCAGACTGTACCGACAGGGACAAAAAGAGAATGTTGTGATCCATCATCTAGTCACTGCCGGCGGATATGATGAGAACGTCATGGATGCACTGGAAGCAAAAGAAGTTACACAGGATTCGTTTCTGGATGCCTTAAAGGCAAGGATCAAGAGTGTTAAGGAAAGTTAAGGAGTGAATTAATTATGGCAAAGATCAGACAGAAGCTTGCGAAGGTCTATATTCATTCGCAGGATAATGGCAATGACTTTGGAATCATCGATCATCTGGCTGAGGTCGGATACGATGTCGATTTCGAAGTTGTGGATAATGGAGTTGGCAATAAGGTGATCTCATGTGAGATCTATGACGCAGGGGGGGAGAAAGACAATGATCAAAAATAACAGGACAGCAATGAACGCATACAAGAAGACCAGAGAGAAACACGGTGGGGATCGTCCTCGCTGTGTAGTCTGTGGCGAAGTGATGGATCCAGAGGATGATGAGACAGAGTGGTCCAGAACAAAGAGAAGGACAGATTGTTTTGTACATAGACATTGCGTGAAACACTGGGGAGACGTTTAAGAGCGAAGTGGATCACGAAAAATATCCAGATGCAAAGCAAAAATACAGGTTTGAAAATATGATGGAGGGTTAATTTATGATCGTTGGATTTTTAAGCGGATTATTTATTGGAGCAGTAGCAGGAGTGGCAGTGATGTCACTCTGTGCTGCAGCGAAAGAGAGGGATGAGTTATGACAAGGGAGCAGAAGATATGGAGATTAAATAAGCATTGCAGCAGGCATAAATGTAATCAAGAAGAATGTAGAATTTATCAAGAATGTAGTGATAGTGCTGGCGAACTTCTTGAAACTTTAGATGATACAGAGATTGATAAAATGTATAACAAGCTGTTTGGTACACAAATAACAGAAAATCTGACAGGTGTTGTAAAAGGTAAGAAAAGAATATTAGATGCATGTTGCGGCAGCAGAATGTTTTACTTTGATAAAAAGAATCCAGAAGTGCTATATCAAGATAACAGAGAACTGGACACTATATTGTGTGACGGAAGACATTTGCTTGTCAAACCTGATGTAAAAATGGATTTTCGTAACATGAAATATAATGATAATAGTTTTAAGGTAGTTGTATTTGATCCGCCACATTTAGTGAATGTTGGAACTGGAAGTTGGTTAGCTAAGAAATATGGAATACTTCCGAAAGATTGGCCAACGTATTTAAAACAAGGATTTGATGAATGTATGAGAGTTCTGGAACCAGATGGATTATTAGTATTCAAGTGGAATGAAGATCAGATACCATTGAAAAAAGTGTTAGAACAATTTGGTTATAAACCGTTACTTGGAGATCAACGAGGAAAGACACGTTGGCTAGTATTCATAAAGTAAAAGGAGTGATACATAAATGGGATATCAAGATTGTCCATGCTTCAAGTGTGATCATGGCGGAGAAAGAGAAAAACGAATCGAATGTCGAAGAAAATGCACTGAATTTGCTGCATGGAAGTTAAGTATGCAGGCGATCAGACAGAAAAAGAAAGAAGATAAAGACAAATACTATTCGACAACTAAAGGGAAGTTTTACAAAAGAAACCTGATGAAGCAAAAAGGTGGAAGAAAGATATGGTAGATCCATGCAAGGCCTGTGCAGAACTAAACTGCATGGGCATTTGTGCTGATCGGGTACTATACAAGCAAGAGTATCAGGCAATGACAGATCGGATAAGGCAGCAGATAATAAATCGTAACAGGAGGGGAGAACATGGACAAGAACGTACTGATCCAATACACAGACATGATTGAAGAAATTAAAGATTTAAGGAGAAGAATCACAGAGACTGAAAAGCAGATCTGGAAGATTGCAGAAGAAGGAACTGTAAAAGACACAGTAAGCGGTGGCATGGGTGGAATACAGCATTTTGTGGTGGAAGGTATGCCAGTACCAGAACTTAGCAGAAAGAAGTTGCTGCTTAATAAGCGAAAAGCTATGTTGATTGAAAAAGAGAATGAACTTCTGGAGCTTATGAACCAGGCAGAAGAGTACATAAACAGTATCGAGAAGAGCGAACTGAGAATGATGTTTAGGTGCTACTACATTGATGGCCTGACGTTCCTACAGGTAGCACATCAGATGAATCAGGAACACCCTAAAAGGCAAGTGGCTTATACAGAAAACAGTGGCAGAATGAGAAATACAAGATTTTTTCAAGAAAATTAGAAAATGTTCGGTCACGTTCGCAAAAAATAGGCTAATATATAGGATAGAGCGATTAGATGAAGCGATACTTCATATTGATACTCTTCTTGTAAGTTGAATGAACTCGGGTGATCTTCGGACCCCGAGTCTTTTTATGCGTAAATTAGAAAGGAAAGAGATATGAATTTTAAAGATGCATTTGAATTAATGAAAAAAGGTCATAGGGTAAAACTTCCATCCTGGGGCGGATACTGGTACTGGGATGCAGAGAAAGAAACGGTTATGATGCAGTGTAGAACAAAAGATAATGGAGAAAAAGGTGACTTATTGGATATTAGAGAAACACAGGCGGTAGAGTACACCATGTCTAATATCTTATCTGATGATTGGATGATTGTAGAATAAGGAAGGTGCGTTATGAAGAAGTTATTTATTTCACAGCCAATGAAGAATAAAACAGATGAGGAAATTCTAGCAGTAAGAGAACAGGCTATAAAATCTGCTAAAGAACTTTTAGGCGAGGAAGTTGAAGTTATTGATTCATTCTTTCAAAGTGCCCCTGTAGATGCAAGACCGATGTGGTTTTTAGGCAAATCTATAGAATTGCTTTCTACTGCTGATATTGTTTACTTTGCAAAAGACTGGGATAAGTTTAGAGGATGTAAAATTGAAAACACCTGTGCTAAAGAATATAGTATTCCAGTAATTGAATGTTAGGAGATGAAAAGAAGGGTATGATTATTACAGGAATGGATCACTTCCAGAGTGTTTGCAAGAAGAAACTAGTGGAATGGTATCACAAGAATAGACCGGAGATTGACATTGATCTGAGTAATGTATTTGTAGTTTGGTCTTGCAAGACCTTACAGAATTACAAATGCCTTGCATCCACCACAATCAGTGGTGACGGTATCTACGCAGAATACACGTACAACGGAGACAAACAGGAACTATATGAGGACGTGTATAAGAAGCTGACAAATACATGCCACACAGAAGAATAAAAGCCGGAGCAATCCGGCATAAGGACCTCTAGCTCAGTAGGTCAGAGCAATCGGCTCATAACCGATCGGTCCAGGGTTCGAGTCCCTGGTGGTCCATTTTGAAATACAGGAGGGAAAACATATGATCAGATTACAAGTAGAAGATTATTGCCAGAACTGTGAAGAGTTCGAACCAGAAACACAGGTTATGAGCAGAGGATATGTAGGGACTGGTTGTAAAGTGGATACAACAATTCGATGCAGCAATGCTCAGAAATGTGAAAGATTATGCGAGTACCTGAAGAAGGAGGGCGGTAATGTGTGAATGAAGAAAAAAACTACATACTTGCAGAGTCTGATTATGTAGCCGGAATGAAGTATAAGGACATTGCTGCCAAGTATGGAGTCTCGATGAATACTGTGAAATCGTGGAAGAAACGATACGCATGGTCGAGGAATAAAAAGACAGGATGCATCCAAAAGGGGTGCACACAAAATAAAAAGGGTGCACACAAAAAAGAAGCCGTTGCAGAGGATGTAAGTCAAGTCGTGATCAACGATGAACTTACCGATCAGCAGCAGCTTTTTTGTTTGTATCAATCTAGGATGTTTAATTACACGAAAGCTTACATGAAAGCTTATCCAGGATGTACTTATGCATCTGCCGCCGTATTAGGAAGCAGGCTTATGAAGAATCCAGTGATCAGAAAAGAGATTGAACAGCTAAAGCAGAATCATATGAACAGAGAATTGCTAAAGCAGGAAGATATCTTTCAAAAGTTTATGGACATTGCATTTGCGGATGTAACAGATTATGTATCGTTTGGGCGAGAAAATATTCAAGTTATGGGTGCTTTTGGTCCAGTAATGGTAGAAAACAAAGAAACTGGAGAAAAAGAAGTTCTCGAAAAAGAAGTCAATACTGTGAAATTCAAACAATCTGAGGATGTTGATGGGACGCTGATCACGGAAGTGAAGCAAGGAAAAGACGGAGCGAGTATTAAGCTTGTTGATAAGATGAAAGCTTTGCAATGGCTTGCAGACCATATGGATATTGCTACAGCTGAACAGAAAGCGAAGATCGAACAGATTAGAGCTAAGACAGCGATCATGTCCGGAACATCCGAAGAAGAGACAGAAGACGATGGATTCATCGAAGCCTTAAAAGGTGAGGTGGCAGATGTATGGGAAGAATAAAGAAAGCTGTCTTTAAGTTTCGGCCGTTCTCTAAGAAGCAGAAAAAGATACTTACCTGGTGGCTGCCCAATTCACCTGTGCATGATCAAGATGGAATCATAGCCGATGGAGCTATCCGATCGGGAAAAACTGTTTCTATGTGCTTGTCCTTTGCAATGTGGGCAATGGAAACCTTCAACGGACAGAACTTTGGTATGTGTGGGAAAACGATCGGTTCTTTCCGGAGAAACGTACTCTTTTGGTTAAAGCTTATGCTTAAGAGCCGAGGGTATCACGTTGAAGATCATAGAGCTGATAACTTAGTTGTTATCCGGAGAGGTGGCAAAGAAAATTATTTTTACATCTTTGGCGGTAAGGATGAGCGATCCCAGGATTTGATACAGGGTATCACACTTGCAGGAGTCTTTTTTGATGAAGTTGCATTGATGCCTGAATCTTTTGTTAACCAGGCAACAGGACGTTGTTCTGTTGATGGATCAAAATATTGGTTTAACTGTAACCCAGATGGACCTTATCACTGGTTTAAGACTAACTGGATTGATCGTGCAGATGAAAAGAAACTTGTCTATCTACACTTTACGATGGACGACAATTTAAGCTTATCTGAGCGAATTAAAGCACGATATCGAGCAATGTATACCGGAGTGTTTTATAAGCGTTATATCTTAGGTCTTTGGGCCGTAGCTGAGGGAATTATTTACGACATGTTTAATATAGAAAAGCATGTCACATCAGAAAAGCAGTCAACAACCGGCAGTAAATACGTCAGTGTCGATTATGGTACACAGAATGCGACAGTATATCTTTTGTGGGAGAAGAACCAGAAAGGTCAGTGGGTTGCTACGAAAGAATATTACTATTCTGGCCGAGATGAGACCACGCAGAAGACCGATGGAGAGTATGCAGATGGCATGGAAGAGTTCCTGGAAGGAATCAATGTTGAATCGATCATTGTCGATCCGGCAGCAGCATCCTTTATCGCAGAGCTTAAGAAACGAGGATTCAAGGTTAAGAAGGCAAAGAATGATGTTCTTGATGGGATTCGTTTTGTTGGAAATCTGTTAAATCTTGGACTGTTGCTATTCTCAGAGAATTGTAAAGAAACAATCAAAGAGTTCGGTTCTTATATCTGGGATGACAAGGCATTGGAACGTGGAGAAGATAAACCGATTAAGCAGCATGATCATTGCATGGATGCAGTGAGATATTTTGCTTACACGATCGTAAGACGTGAACGAAAATGGAGTTGATTAAATGATAAAAGAAATTATTGAGCGAATAAGGCAGGTGATAAGAAAAATGCTTGGAAAAGAAAATATCAGGGACGCGATCGGAGTTGATGTTGCCGTATCAGACAAGATGGCAAGAGAAATTGATCTCTGGTCGAAGATGTATAAAAATCAACCGCCTTGGAAAAGAAAAGAGCTGAAGCTTTGTGGGTTACCTGCAGCTATTGCCGGAGAATTTGCAAGGCTTGTTACACTGGAATTAAAGACCGAGATCACAGGAAATAAGTTTCTCAACGATGAATACCAAACCGTGACTGATAACATACGAACGTATACGGAATATGCCTGTGCAAAAGGTGGACTTGCAATGAAGCCTTATGTTTCTGACGGACACATTGAAGTTGACATGGTCCAAGCTGATCACTTTTTCCCAACGAAATTTAATTCCAGAGGGGAAGTTATCGCAGCGGTCTTTATGGAAACTGTAACGATTGGGAAACAGGTATATACAAGATTGGAATACCATCAGCATGATGAGAACACTACATATCACATTATGAATAAGGCTTTTGTAAGACAGGATCTTGATAATGTTGAGGTATTGGGAAAAGAAGTACCGCTTAGTGCTGTACCAGAGTGGGCAAATCTGGAAGAAGCTGTCACGATCTTAAACGTGAAAAATCCGTTATTCGCATACTTCAAGATACCAAATGCAAATAATGTCGATGATTCATCTCCGTTGGGAGTATCTGTATATTCCAGAGCAATCGATGATATCAAAGAAGCTGATCATCAATGGACGAGAATCTTATGGGAATATGAGGGATCTGAACTGGCAATCGATGCAGACATTGGGCTATTTAAACGTAAAGAAAACGGAGAATTTGATCTTCCAAAAGGAAAGGAACGACTCTTTAGGATGATGGACTTTGACGAGGATCGGGACCAGTACAAAGTGTTTGCACCTCCAATCCGTGACGAAAGTCTTATCAATGGATTCAATACAATTCTTCGCAGGATTGAGTTTAACGTAGGTCTCGCTTATGGAACATTAAGTGATCCAAACACAGTCGATAAGACTGCAGAAGAAATTAAGGCGAGTAAACAGCGATCATACAGCACAGTATCTGATATCCAGAAAGCGCTGCAAAAAGCATTAGAACAATTAGTCTATGCAATGGATGTGATCGCACAGCTTGCTAATCTAAATGGTGGCAAGAAATACGAGATCAGTTTTGACTGGGACGATTCGATCGTGATCGACAAAGAACAGGAACTGCAGAGTATGCAGCAGGATGCAACTGCAGGACTGATCCGAAAAGAAATATACATTGCGGCCAAGTATGGCGTATCTGAGGAAGAAGCATTGAAAATGATGCCGGCACAGGATGATCGTTTTACAATCCAGGAAGAGTAGGTGATCACAGATGCTTGATCCGAAGTATTTGGAAAAGTTCTCCGATCAGTTACTTGGCATCATTGACACTCTGACAATAGCGATCATATCTGATATGGCAAAAAGAATCGTAAAGATGGGAAATGTATCAGAGTCAACAAAACATCAGGCTGAAGTTTTACAGAATGCAGGTCTTGTTTATAAAGATACGATCAAGCGAGTAAGTCAGGTATCTGGATATCAAAAGCATGAAGTTCAGAGAATGTATGAAGAAGCAGGTGTTAGGAACTTAAAGAACGAGGCTGTATATTACAAACAGGCAGGCAAAGAAGATATTAAGTTAAATCAGTCCAATGGAATGCATAGAATCTTGCAAGCAAATATCAGAAAAACATGCCAGGAACTTGATAATCTCACGATGACAACCGCAGTAAGATCACAGTCAGCTTACATACAAGCTTGTAATAGAGCACAGATGAAAGTTAGTTCTGGAGCATTCAGTTATGACAAAGCAATTGCAGATGCGATCAAAGAGGCAGCAGTGCAGGGAACAGAAGTCTTATATCCGTCACAGCATGTCGATAAATTAGATGTCGCGGTAAGAAGAGCTGTACTTACCGGAGTAAACCAGACTGCAGCAGAAATGAACTTGCAATACGCAAAAGATCAGAACTGTGATTATGTTGAAACAACTGCACATGAAGGAGCAAGACCGGAACATGCCGTATGGCAAGGGAAGGTCTTTTGTTTATCTGGGACTGATCCAAAATATGAAAACTTTTATGAAGCAACAGGATATGGAACAGGACCAGGTTTATGTGGTTGGAATTGCCGCCATAACTTCCATGCGTTCTTCCCAGGAATATCGACGCCAGCATATACGCAAGAGATGTTAGATGATTATTCTGCAAAGAATGTTGAATACAATGGAAAGCAATTTACAGAGTATGAAGCGGGTCAGATGCAGAGAGGTCATGAACGACAGATCAGAGAGACAAAGAGGAAACTTGCTGGATATAATTCAGCGATCAGTGAAGCGAAAGATGATACCTTAAAAAATACTTTACAGAATCGGTTTAATGAAGAATCTGTGAGATTAAAGAAACAGGAAGCAGCATTAAAAGCTTTCTGCAAAGAAACAGGAAGGCGATATGAGTCTGCCAGAGTTCAGATCCATGCAGTAAAGAACAAAGCAGGAGATATCGTTGGATTCAACCGAAGTGTAGCACAGAAGGCGGTATGGCAAGATCGAAAGAATACCTTTAAGAATCAAATGTCTAAACAGTTAGAAAAACTGGCAGAAGAAGAAAAGAAGGCAATCTGGCGATATACTGGTAATGCAGCGAACCGAGTGAACAGTGCAATATATTCTGGAAAACAGCAAAGAATTGATCAGGAAAAAGGATTTATGGATCTGTTGGATTCTGCATTAAGTAAAGGTACTGCAGAACATAAAATGGTAGTTCATCGTGATACGATTCCAGAATATTTAAATGCATTTCCAAAAGGTTTTCAATATTCCGAAGAGGATATAAAAAGAATGAATGGAATGACCTTAACGAATAAAGGTTATACATCTACATCTTTTCATGACATAATGTATCAGGGGAGAAATGTTCATCTTGAAATTGAGATCCCTAAAGGGTATAAAGGCTGTTTATATATAAAAGATGTCGCAACTGAAAAATACAAAAATCAAGAAGAAGTGTTGTTTAAACGAGGCTTTCAGTATAAAATAAAAAGTGTAAATAAAGAAAAGGACAGATACTATATCAAAGCGGAGGCTGTTTTATGAGTGGAATAGGATATTATTATGATGAAAATGGTGTGAAACAAGAAATGGAAATAGGTCCGAGTTTTGATGACTTTCCTGGAATGGCAAAAGTGACAAGTCCTATACCAATATGCCATGCATGCAGAAAAGCAGATTTTGATGAAAAAGGTTACGAAACTTTATGTAAAGTGTATGGTAAGATACCAAGCAAACATTTAAAAGCAAAAGATTATAATTGCCCATATTTTGATAACGAAAATAATGGGTGGTATCAGTTGATAAAAGATAAAGTAGAAAAAGCAAAGGGTGAGAACAATGGATAACTTTAAAGCAGTATATAAAATCTTATCAGCATTGGAAAAAGCAATGGATTATCCAGAATTTGATATCAACGATGTTGGATCAGAAGCATTAGGAGTTTCTGAAGAACGTTGGGCACGATATATAGAGATGATGGTTGATGTCGGATATATCAAGGGTGTAAGTATAAAACGTGATATCACAGGAGCAACAAGGATTAATGCAAGCGATGTCAGAATTACGTTAAAGGGCCTTGAGTATCTGCAGGAAAATTCAATGATGAAGAAAGTATATAATGCCGTAAAAGGAATCAAGGATATAACACCAGGTTTATAAATATGTACCATCTGATCGACGTCAGGTGGTATTTTTATACGAAATTTTAAGAAAGGAGCAGCGAAACATGAAGTCAACAGAATAGAAAGGACGGTGATCCCAATATCTCCCCGCAGCAGGGTTAAGCTGCAGAGGACACGCAGAGAGATCTGGGTGTTATTTTTATGCAAAGAAATAACATTGGTCAGCTGATCAGACCTTAAACAGTCGGTTCGTGGCGGTCGGTTACACGCCTAAAACAACCTAATACGAAAGGAGCACAGTAACATGAAAACAGATTTTTTAAAAGGTTTAAATCTTTCCCAGGAAGTGATCGATAAGATCATGGCTGAGAACGGAAAGGATATCGCAGCAGAACAGAAGAAAGCAGAGAAGATCACTCAGGAGCGAGACAGCTATAAGCTAAGAGCAGAAAGTCTTGAAACTCAGGTAAATGATGCAAATGCAGAGATTCAGAAGTTCAAAGACATGGATATTGACGGCATCAAGCAGGCAGCAAATGACTGGAAAACGAAAGCTGAGAAAGCAAAGAGTGATGCAGATGCACAGATCTCAGAAATGAAATTTGATTATGCATTAACTGCAGCATTGACAGGAGCGAAAGCCAGAAACAATAAAGCGGTTAAAGCACTTCTTAACATGGACGGACTGAAACTAAACGATGGAAAGATCATTGGTTTAGACGAACAGCTGTCACAGATCAAGGAAGAAAACAGCTTCTTGTTCGAGAGCGATGAACCAGCACCAACGATCGTTAAAGGAACAAATGGTGGTTCCGGCGGCATTGGTGGAAAGAAACCAAGTGAAATGACATATTCGGAACTCTGTGACTATATGGAACAGAATCCCGGAGCAGAGATTTAAATAAAGGAGTAAGAAATGGCAGGAGAAAAATTTGATTCTAAATCATTCAATCCTCAGGCATTCGGTGCCTACACAGAGAGGATTCCAAATTTAAAAAGGAACGAGCTGATCAAGTCCAGAGCCTTAAAAGGTAATCAGGATATTAAAAATACGTTCAGTTCTCAGACAGGAACATCATATGCAACTTTACCAATGCATGGTTTAATTGGTGGAACTGCACAGAATTATGATGGCAAGACCGATCTTACATCGGACAGCACAGATACATTCGAAAGAGGTGTTGTTGTAGTTGGACGTATGAAAGGATGGACAGAACGAGACTTTTCCGAAGACATTACAGGCGGTGTAAGCTTTATGGATAATGTTGCAGCACAGGTGAATGACTATAAAGCCGATCTTGACCAGTTGACCATTGTGAAAGAACTGGAAGGTATCTTTGCAATGACAGGAAAAGAAAACAAGACTTTCGTGGATAATCATACTTCTGATATTACAGAAGTTACTGCAACAGATAAGGATGGGAATGTTAAAAATGTTGTACAGGCAGATACTTTAAATACAGCTTTACAGAGAGCATCAGGGGATAATAAATCCAAATTCACAATTGCGATCATGCACAGTGCAGTTGCAACAAATCTTGAAAATTTGAAGCTGTTAAAATATATGACTCAGACTGATTCAAATGGTATTGAACGACAGTTAACACTTGCAACATGGAATGGCCGTTTAGTTCTGATCGATGACTCTATGCCAACGGAAGAAGTTGCTGCAGTAGAAGAAAGCGGAACAAAAGGAGAGTCTGGTTATGTTGCGGCACAGGAAGCTTATACGAAATATACAACCTTCGCATTAGGAGATGGAGCATTTGATTACGAAGACATTGGTGCAAAAGTCCCATATGAAATGTATCGTAATCCAATGAAAAATGGTGGGGAGGATACATTGTTTATGAGACAGAGAAAAGTATTTGCCCCATATGGAATTTCTTATACAAAGAAAAAACAGGCTACAAATTCGCCAACAGACGCAGAACTTGCAGATGGATCTAACTGGGAACTTGTCAACAACGGAAAAACTGGTCAAGATAAGAAAGTAATCGATCATAAAGCAATTCCAATTGCAAGAATCATTTCCAGAGGGTAGGCGGTGATCCGGTATGGTGGAATATGCAGACAGGGATTTTTATAAAAATACATTTCATGGCGAGATCATACCGGAGAAAGCTTTCCCTAGTATGGTCTTAAAGGCGAGTATCTTTGTGAAGTTTCTTACATTTTCCAGAGTCGATGATATGACAGAAATTCCAGAAGAAGTAAGCTTGGCCACATGTGCAGTGGCAGATGTAATGTATCAGGATAGAATGAGAAAAGATGATGCAGGAAGGGAGATCGCAAGTGAGAACAACGATGGATACAGTGTAAGTTTTGTGACGAGTCAGAGCAAAACAACAGGAACAGTAGAGCATCGTTGTAAGAAAGCGGCGTATCCTTATCTTGCACATACAGGACTCTTGTACAGGGGGTGCGGGCCATATGATGACAAATGCAGACCTCACGATCTATAACAAGCGTGGTGTAAATAAAAAGACAGCACGGACTGTTTACTTAAAGACTCATATCAGAGGTGTTAGTTTCTACACAAAACAGGTAACAAACGTATCTGATCGGGGCCTTAAATCTGCTGATCTGTATCAGATTCGCATCCCATTATCAGCCGATACACAAGGAAAGCAATACATTGATGCAGATCAGTATAAGAAACTATCTGATGAAGAAGCAGTTCATTATTGGACGATTAACAATGGCGATCTATTTGGAAAAGGGTTGTTAGAAGACTTTGAAAAAGAATCAGAGTTTTTAGAAAGACAATACACAGGAAAGATATTGTCTTTTTCTGATAACCGAAGAGGAAACTTGCAGCATTGGAAGATCGGAGGTGCTTAAGATGGCAACTAGAGTGAAGATAGAACTTTCACCAAGTCAGATTTTGGTCACACGAGGATTACGGACGAATGGACCAGCACAAAGATTCTTTACAGGAGAACTACGAAGGAAGATGGATCCTTATGTTCCGTTTTTAAATGGTCCATTAAAAAACACAGCAATCGAGAATGAAGATTCTGTTCAGTACATAACACCTTATGCTCAAAGGCAGTATCACGAAAATAAAGGAAAAGGATTGCGTGGAAAAGAATGGGATAAGCGGTGTTGGGCAGATAACGGAGATCAGATCGTTCAGTCTGTTGCAGATTATGTAGGAGGAAAAGCCGAATGAGTGTGATCGCAAGTGTAAGAGCCTTTATTCAGGATTATCCAGGACTATCAACATTTGATGATCTAGTTGGAGTTGAACATCTTCCAGAGGATACGAAAAGCTATGCGGTCGAGGCATCTGTTACATCCCAACCGATTAAAAAAAGATATATCAACGGCGATACAGAACGTTGTTTTAATTTTGTTCTGGCAAGCCGTGAATACTTCGGTGCAGATGTGGCAGAAAATATTGACATAGCGGAGTTTTATGAAGAATTTTCAGATTGGTTAGAACGATGCACGATCAATCAAGAACTTCCGGAAATGGATAAAGGAAAAAGAGCAATTAAAATACAGGCACTGACAAATGGTTATGTGTATAACGCAGATGCAACAAAAGCACAGTACCAGATTCAGTGCCAATTAATTTATTATCAAAAATTAGGAGGAATATAACATGTCAGAAACAGCAAGTAAGACAGTAAAACAGCGTTACCAGGAAGCCTCTTACTTAAAAGTAGGAGAAAACTTCGAACTTATGGGAACAGGTTTTACAGAATTAAATGAAGATCCAGGAGCACAGACAACAAGTAAAAAATATATCAATGATAAATCATCCACATCAAGCATTACAAGTTATGAAGGTGAGCACGGATTTACAGCCGATCAGATTCCAAGTGAAAAGGTCATTAAAGATCTGGTCAGTATTGGTAAAGAGAGAAAAACAGGAGCAGATGCAGAACGTGAATTTGTTCGCGTTGATCTGGATGAAAAAGCAGAGGGAGATACCACTGGGACAGTATTCAAAGCACGTATGTTTACCGTAGCTGCTGAAATTTCAAGTTTCTCTGATAATGACGGAGAATTACAGGTTGAGGGAACACTTCACGACAAAGGAGATCCTGTTATGGGTAAATTTGATACAAAGGCAAAGACATTTACACCGGATTCAGCAACGGAGTAAACGAAAGCGAAGCTTGAAATTGGAATTAAGGAGTAAGATATATGTTTATTTGGAATGGAAAGAAGCTCGCATTTAATTTCCTGGATGCGGACATGATGAAAAAATTTAGTGATGCAGGAAAGGAAATGTGGAAGAAACTTGGTGAGTACGAGGAGAAGAATGCAGAAGATGGAAAAATCAAGGCAGAGGGCGTGGCGTATGAGTCAGAAATCATAAGTGAGTTTTTTGACGAGGTATTTGGAAATGGCACCGCTGATGAAATCTTTACATCAAAACATGATCTGACAGAAAGAACGAAAGCAATTAAGAAGCTTTATTCTATCAGAGATTCACAGTTAGCTGGTCATACAAAGAGAGTCAACGATCTGCACAAGATGATTGGAGCTGAATGATCAGAAGAGAACTCCCGGTGTCAGTAGATATCGGGAGTAAAACATATAAGATTGATGCTGATTTCAGAACAATTATGAATGTGGAAGAGATTATCTTTGGAAAAGAAGTTACAGATGATCAAAAGAAGTTTGCAGAAGA